TTACGTTCCCTGTGCCGAGTTTATGGCGTGGATGCTAAGTTGCTTGGAGATACAGAGGCAAGCACCTTTAACAACATTGAAACGGCTTACAAGGCGTTAATTAATAACGTTGTCAGACCTTTGCATATTGAAATCAGAGACGTGCTAAACAACTGGCTTTTGGCATCTTATGGTAATAAAAATCTATTCCTAGATTTCGATTACATGGCTTATCCTGAAATGCAAGACGATATGGATAAGCTTGTTAATCAATTGTCTGCTGCTTGGTGGTTAACTCCAAACGAAAAGCGTGCGGCAATGAATTACGGCGAGTACGAAAATACTTTAATGGAGCAGCCATTTATCCCTCAAGGATTAATGACTTTGGCGGAATTTTCTGCACAACCAGTTGACGACCTAGAAAATTTGGGAGACTATGCCCAAACCAACTAAAAAAGACCTAGCGCTTGCAAAGCAATTGGATGCATTGCAGAGACGTTACGAGGTTAGATACGAAAAGCAAATTTACACGGCTTTAAAAAAGCAAATGCAGCCGTATTTGGATGCTATTAAACAGGCGGATGGAAATATTAACCGCTTTGATTTAATAACTCCAGCGCCTTTAGCTGACGTATTGGAAAACCTTTTCGTTGTTGCTGGGACTGCTTACGCTGAGGCTATGTATAACGCAATCCAACCACCAACTAAAGCAACCAAAGAAGCTTTAAGGGCAGGGTGGCGAGACTTTATGCGTTTGTTTGCAGTTAGAAACTTGCCGCAAACCCTAATACAAATCAACGAAACAAGCCAAAAGATAATCCGCAACATTGTATTGGGTGGATTAAATGAAGGTCTTGGCACGCTTGAGATTGCTAGAAACATTCAAGAGTCGGTAACGGTTATATTTAGGAACAGAGCCAAGCTAATTGCAAGAACAGAAATGGCAATAGCTACCAACAACGCAGCTATGCAGTCGGCAGCGACCTCCGATTTTATGTACGAAAAGAAATGGATTCCAGCGACTGACAACAGAACAAGACCTGACCACGCTGCGATGCTTAACAAGCCTTGGATTCCATTCGACCAAAACTTTATTGTAGGCGGTGACGAAATGAGACAACCAGCAGACGGAACGCAAGGCGCTGGCGCTGACCAAATATGTAATTGCAGATGCAAGGTTGTGTTTAGAATAATGCGAGACGTTGACGGATTACCTATGCGAAAATGATTGCTCACGTTATTAACCTTGACCACCGCAAAGACAAATGGCGTGCGTCAATGCAAGAATTATCACCGCATTTTAACCTTGAAAGAGTAAGCGCAATTCAGCACGAATGGGGATGGCTTGGATTGTGGCAAACTTTTAAGCAGATATTTCAAGAATGCGAAAGCGACGTTTTAATATTTGAGGACGACGCTACTTACCGAGGTTGGGCGACTAATTTAGAGGAGTCAATTAAAGACCTGCCAGCTGACTGGGATATGTTAATGCTTGGCGCCAATATAAAAGATTTAAGGCTTGACAGAATAAGCAAGAGATTAGTTCGCACTTATGGCTCTTGGACAACGCATGGAATACTTTATTCTTATAGATTTGCAAAGGAAATGGCAGAATTAGATTTGGATATACCAATTGACGAATATTTTAGGACAGAAGTCCACCCACGTGGCAACTCTTATATTTGCGTGCCATTCCTATCTTTTCAGCGACCAAGTGAAAGCGACATTGAAGGAGGTTATAAAAATTATACAAGTCTATTTGAGGAAAGCGAAGCAAGAGCCTTGCATTTTGTCAATCAATAAATTTATTGGTTTGCATTTTTTTTTAACCCTTTTATTTTTACAAAAAAAGCGACAATGATTTACAAGAATATAAGCCAAGGAATAATCGAAGATATTGACGAGGTAAAAGGAATCGTTACTGGTTACTTTTCTGCGTTTAACAACATTGATTCAGACGGCGACGTTATTGTTTCAGGCTCTTATAAGAAAACAATTGCTGAGAATGGACCGCAGGGACGCAATAGAATTATGCACCTACTCCAGCACAATCCTTTGATGCCATTGGCAAAGCCTATGGAGTTAATGGAAGACGCAAAAGGCTTGCGTTTTACCTCTAAGATTACCGAAACAAGCTACGGCAAAGACGTAATAAAGCTTTATGCAGAGGGAGTATTTAACGAGCATTCTGTTGGCTTTGAAATTATTAAAGCAGACAACAAGGCTGGTTACCGAGAAATCAGAGAGATTAAACTTTGGGAAGGTTCAACAGTTACTTGGGGAGCCAATCCAAATACACCAATTGAGTCAATGAAAAGCTGGGATAAGCCAAAAAGCGAGGAGATGATTGCTAAGTTTTGCAACATTTTGCGTAATGGTGACCTTACCGACGAGTCAATGATTCAGCTTGAAATTGGATTAAAACAAATTGAAAATCACCTAAAGGCATTGGAGTCAGTCCAAATTGTAGAATCCGAGGAAACTCAATTCAAAAGCGAAGAGGACCCGACAATTGCAATGGCTTTGGAATTTGAATATTATCAAAAACTTAAAAAATTTATTTAAAACACAATGGACGCAATTAAATCACAATTGGATTCAGTACTTGCGAAATTGGAGTCAAACGAAGCTTTGATTTCAGACGTAAAGTCAATGAAAGAAGCTGGTGAGGAGTTCAGAAAGTCACTTTCTGCCGAAACCGCTAAGTTAAACGAGAAAGCTGATGCTCTTCAGGCTCAGTTGGACGGAGTAGATGCAAGAACTCAGGCTGGCTTTGCTGGTTCTAAGAAAGCTGCTTCTTTCTCTTCTGAGTTGGAAAAAGCTTTTGCTGGCGATTCTTTCGCTAACTACAAGAGCGGAAACTCCAACAAAGTAAAGATGGAGTTGGACATGAAAGGTGCCGACATGACAGTTGGAAACGCTTACACTGGCGAAGTTATCCCAGCGGACAGAGTTCCTGATTTGAAGTTTGACCCTAACAGACGTATTCACGTTCGTTCCCTTATCCCTACTGGACAGACTAGCTCTAACCTTATCCGTTTCGTACGTGAAAGCGCTTACGACAACGCTGCTGCACCAACTGCACAAGGTTCTGCAAAGCCTCAGTCTGATTTCGATTTGACTGCGGTTGACCGTTCTGTAAGAACAATCCCAACCTTTATGAGATTGACCAAAGAAATGTTGGACGATACTCCTGGTTTGATTGCTTACCTTTCTAGCCGTGCGCCTAGCAAATTGTTGAACGTAGAAGATACTCAAATCCTTTACGGAAGCGGTAGCGGTCAAAACTTGCATGGTGTTGCAACTGATGGCTCTGCTTGGACTACTGTTAAATTTGGTACTCTAATCAACAGATTCGACGTTCTTGCTGCTGCGGTTGTTCAAACTACCAAAGACGAATATTCTCCAAACGCAATCCTTATCAACCCAAGCGATTACTTGCAATTGGTATCTGTTAAGGAAACAACTGGAGCATACGCACTACCTAGCTACGTTTCTATGGCTGGTGGACAAATGTTTATCTTGGGAGTTCCTGTTTATAGCATCAATGCCGTAACTGCTGGCGATTTCTTCGTTGGTGACTGGGCGCTTGGTTCTCAGTTGTTCGTTCGTCAGGGCGTAACTCTTGAGTTCTTTGAGCAGGATGCTGACAACGTTACGAAGAACTTTGTAACTGTACGAGTTGAAGAGAGAATTGCATTTGCAGTTTACAACTCTAAAGCTTTGGTATACGGAAACTTTGCAGCTGCTTTGGCTAACGGTTCCGCAGTATAAGTAAAATAGGTGTTTAGTTTAATGTTAAAAGGGCGTCATTTATTGGCGTCCTTTTTTTATTTATCTATAAATCAATACCTTTAATCGAAATCAACCATTAAAGGAATGAATATTGTTTTCTTTGTACACGCTTGGGCAGGCACGCACAACTCAGGAGCCGAGTGGACGGTTCAACATTACGCTAAATATTTGCATCAAAAAGGCTGCAATATTCAAGTTATTTTACCCGAAAGTCAGATTTACCCTGACGGCGAAAAGTTTAGCTTTATCAAGTTTATAACTGGGTACTATTCAAACGACTTTTTTTTAGCCTTGCAAACTGCAAGCGTTATATTTACCCACCTTGACAATACAGGCGTTGCAATCAATTGGTGTATGAAGTACAAAAAGCAACTTATTTTTTTAAGCCACAACGACCACGATTACAGAAACGTGCGTTTTAAATCTCAAAATATTCACGTTGTTTATAACAATAAGGCAAACGAAAAAAATCTACAAAACGGACCTTACCCAAATGC